TCGCGAATACCGGCCGGGTTTTCCCATGCGCGATCAAGGTTGGAAGCCATCGCTTCGCCTTTGATGCGCAATTCATTCCAGTTTCTTCGGGTCGCCCCGAAGAAGGCGCGGGCGGGATCAGTCCCCCCTTTCTCGGTTCCGTCCGCGCCAAATATTTCACCAGCATAAAGGATTCTTGAAATGGACCAGGAATACGCCTCCAACCAAGCGAAGTATGTGGCCGACATTGCGGGCGTAGGCTCGCTGAGCGGCGCTATTGGCGGCCAGGCCAGGACGCCTTCTGAATTTGAGACCATCTTGAAGAGATTGGACGGCCTCAACGCGCTCGCTCGCTGCATCAGGGATGCGGCCGAAGGTGTGGCAGATCGGCTACTTGGCCCTGTTCCCGAGAATGAGGGGAGCGATGCCCCAACACCATATCCAAACGGCCAGATCGCCCAAATACACGAGAGCCTGTTTTCTGTGTCGCGTGTGCTGGAACAGGCATCAGCCTCACTGGATCGCCTCAACCGCCTTTGATCAACCATGCTCATGGAGAGGCTATCTAGCTATGCCGCACCGCAACATCCTCACCGACGTTGATATGATCGTGCGCCAGCGCCAACTGGCCATGCGCCGCGAGATCGATCGTCGCGGCATCGCCCTCAAGGCTGTGTCCTATGACAGCAGCATTCCGATGCCGACGCTGCTTTCCTATTTCCCAGGCGGAGAGCGCGAGCCTTCGGTGATGCCCGCGACGGCGCTGTTCAAGCTGCTGACCGGCGATGCGCTTCCGCATGATATTCTGTCGCTCATCCTTCCCGCTGGCGAGCAGATCGTTCGTGCCCCAGAGGAAATCGATCACGACGAAATCGAGCAGGCTGCGCGGGATTATCTCGCGGCGAAGGGCAAGGCGCACCACCCCGAAAGCGAAGCCGGCCGCGAGCTGGGCCCGAACGAAAAGCGCGACCTCACCATGCGGGCGGTAACGCTCAAGGCGGTGGCGTGATGGACATGCAATCCGCCATTAACCGCGCCGCCGCGAAAGCGAGACGACACGCTGCCCAATGTGACGCGAACGATGCTGTTCGAGAAGCGATCCGCAAGGGCGTTCCTACCGACCAGATCATTGCTGACCTTGGCGTGACCATGCGTACGGTGCTGCGCTTTCGGAGGCGGCCGTGATCCGTGCCCTCAACCGCTGGCTGGCCAAGCGCCGCCTGGCCCGCATTTGTCGGGAGAACATGGCCCGCATTCACTCCGGCCCAGCGCGTGATCGTCTGGGGCGGTTCATCAGGAAGGAAAATCACGCATGAGCGATAACGTAGCATCGGATCAGTTGCGCCTGTTCATTGAGCGCATTGAACGGCTGGAGGACGAAAAGAAAGGCATCTCCGACGACATCAAGGATGTCTATTTGGAGAGCAAGGCGAACGGCTACGATCCGAAGACGATGCGTAAGATCGTCCGTCTCCGCAAGATGGAGAAGAACGCCCGCCAGGAAGCCGAAGCACTGCTGGCCACCTATGCCGCCGCCCTCGGCATGCAGTTGGGATTCGACATCTGATGTCGAAGTTCGGCGCCGTAAAGACCGACTGCCTGCACGGTCACACCCACGACAGCAAGAAGGAAGCTGCGCGCTGCAATGACCTGCACGAGCTGGAGGCCGCTGGCGCGATCTCGCATCTGATCCAACAGCCAGTTTTCAACATCGCCTTCGATGGCCGACAAGTCTGCAAGGTGATCGCGGACTTCCAATACCGGGAAGCTGGAAAGCTGGTGACGATCGACGTGAAGGGGATGGACACCCCCATCAGCCGGCTGAAGCGGAAGCTGGTTGCTGCGGCCTACCCCGGCACGATCATCGAAATCTACCCTCCCAAGGTGCGGAAGCCGCGCAAGAAGGTGAAGCGCAATGCCGAGTAAGATAACCGATGACCAGTGGTTCTCGGCTGATCGTTACACGATCTCCGATACTGGCTGCTGGGTGTGGTCTGGCTGTCTCCAAAAGGACGGCTATGGATCTTGCAACCGTCGCATGGGGCAGTCTCTCGCCCATCGCGCCTTCTATGTTTTCTTCTGTGGAGCCATCCCTGAAGGCAAAGAGATCGACCACACATGCCGCAACCGGGCATGCGTCAATCCTGACCATATGGAGCCAGTGACGCACCAGGAAAACGTCGCCCGCTCCGTGCATGTGCCTGACCGGCACCGCAACGGCAAAAAGACCCATTGCAAGCGCGGGCACGCCTTCGATGCTGTCAACACGGTCTTGGAAAAAGAAGGCGATCGTCAGCGCCGCAAGTGCCGGACTTGCCGGAACGTAGGGCAGAATGAGCGCAAGGCGCGGAAGAAGAGGGCCGCATGACCGACCCCCGCGCCCACAGCGCCTATCTGGCGCCCCAACGCAGCCCCGGCGACATCGGCATATGGGAGCAGGCTAACCGCGCTGTCGATGCTGCGGAAGGCTCGGCGCGACTGCTGGACGCCCTGCTGCGCTATTTCCAAAACAGGAAGGAGGCCGCATGAGCAACGATTGGTTCCGCTCGTGGCACGGCGCCCCGACAGATAACAAGTGGCTCCTGATCGCCAAGCGCGCAGGCGTCAAACCGATCCACGTGTCAGGCACGTGGTGGGCACTTCTCGACCATGCTTCCCAGCACTCCGATCGCGGCTTTGTCGGTGACTTCGACATTGAGACGTTCGCACTGTTCGCCGGCATGGAAGAAGAACACGTGTCACGCATTGTCACAACGCTTCGTGACAAGGGCATGATCGTGAATGACTGCATTGCCAAATGGGGCAAGCGTCAACCCAAGCGCGAGGACGAAACCGCCGCAGACCGGCAGCGGGCAAAGCGCGCGAAGGATAAGGAAACTGGCGGAAATCCGCCATCTGGTGGCAAAAAGGGCAGCCCTGACGATGAGCGTCACGCACTGTCACGCAATGTCACGCTAGATAAAGATGAGATAAGAGATAGTTCCGTTACTAGCGTAACGGGCACGGTCGTGCCGCACCCGGCAGCAGACTTCTGCAAAGCTATTTTCGATAGTGGCGTAGCCCTCCTGACGGCTTCGGACATGACCGAACGGAATGCCCGGTCGCTGATGGGACGCCTGCGCCAGAAACTGAATGATGACCCCGCAATGCTGGTCATCCTCCGCCAAGCCGAAACCGAACAACCGAGCGACCCAGCCGCATGGCTGACCGCCGCCGTGGAGACACGCAATGGAACACGTCAACCCGCTCTTCGATCGCAGCCCCAGAAATCTTCCCGTGCAGCGCGAGCCTTCCAGGCCCTCCGCGATGCCGAAGCCGAGTGCGGAGACGATCTCGATTATCCGCCTTCTGGACGTTCGCTTTCCGCCCAATAGCTCGATCAGCGAGGAAGATCGGGAGGCACAGGTCCTGCTGCTCGCCAGCGACGTTGCGGACGTTCCGCCGCATCTGCTGAAAGCCGCCGCGACCGAATGGGTCCGCACGAAAGCCTTCATGCCGAAGGCCAGTGAATTGCGGAACCTAGCTGGGGAAGCGCGCCGGAAGGATGAAGACCCGAACGACCGCGCAGCCATCGGCCGTCGCGTGGCGGAAAACTACAACCAGCGCCTCGCTGCCGAGCCGACCGACAAGGGCATCAGGTGGGTCTACGACGAGAAGGCTGACACGATGAAGCTCGTCCCACTGCGCGAACTGCACGAGCGCCCCGAAGCGCGCTGCACGCCGGAGCAGGCTGCTGAGATCAAGCGCATGATGAGGCTCGACGCATGACCCCCGTAACCATAGGCAAGGCGAAGGCATGAACAAAGAATTCCGCACCGCCACGATACGCGAACTGGAAACATGGCCTGGTGTAACCCTAACCGAAGAGGATGGCGGGAAGCACGACAAGGTCTTCCTCCACTTCAACGGCCAAAGTCGCATGGTGGTGGTAGCGAAAACACCAAGCGATGTCCGCGCCGTGCCAAATCATCTTGCCGTCGTGCGCCGTGAAATTCGCGCCCTTGGCGCTGAGCGAGCGCATGTCATTGTTGGCCAATCCGCGCCGAAAAAGCCCACAACCAAAGTCTTTGAACAACTACCGGAAAAGGAACTGTCCATGACACGAGAAGCTAAACTAGACGAGATTTTCAAAGGCATCGATAGCCTACGCTATTCTGAAATGCTGGAGTTGGCGGGCCACCTTCGCGACGTAGCAACGGATGTAAATCTCCGCCGAGGCGACCAGCGCAGTTGGGCGATGATGCTGCAATCCGCGACTGATGCCCGTCTGCGCGGACAAATCGCATGACATGTCCCGCCGCAACGAAACGCTATCGCCACCGACCGCCTACATCTGCTGGCTCATCGAACGCGACCGCACCCGCATCGAAGCCACCCGGGAAAGCCGCCGTCTCGGTCTTAGGGATGAGGTGGGGCGGTATTATTGGGAAAATGTGAGGAAACGATGATGAAGAACAGGGTTCGCATCACGATCGAATTTGACCGGCCACACAACCACAGCTTGAGCGAATGCGCCGATCTCGTCCTGCACCAGATGCGCGAGATTCCGAAATGGGACGAGCCGGCGGCCACCGGCGCTCTGAACTATGTCTGCCACGATCAATCAATGGAGGTCGTGTCAGCCACTTTCACACGCGGCGGGACACCCCACCCATGAACACCAAGAGGGAGCGCTGAGACATGGACACAGCATCCATCATCATGCTATTCCAGTTCAATGATCCGCACATCATGGTTCCGAGCGCTCAAAGGCATGACGTTCGGGAGAATCTATCTACGGCATATGCGATGGATATGGCCGGGGCGCGGGTCGAATGACAACAGCACGCAAATCAGGAACGGGTAAGCCTGTTGGGAGGCCTACAAACTATGATGCGGCATATTGCCAGAAAGTCATAGATCTCGGCACTGAAGGCTATTCCATCGTGGAAATGGCGGCAGAAATTGGCGTTGCACGCACTACGCTTGAGCGCCTATGGCCTGAAGCGCACCCAGAGTTTCTGCAAGCCTTGGACGAGGCGCGTGACCGCAGTCAAGCCTGGTGGGAAACGCAGGGGCGCAAGAACCTGACTGCCGATAAGTTTCAAGCGGCCCTCTATAGCCGGTCAATGGCCGCGCGCTTCCCGAATGATTGGCGGGAAAGCAAGCAGGTTGAGCATAAGGGCGGCGTCACCGTGACAACCGGCGAGCATGACGCCGAGCTTTAATCTCACACCCAGGCAGAGGGAAGCACAGGCGGTATGTGCCAGCGGCGCCAAGCATGTCATGTTGTTCGGCGGCTCGCGGTCGGGAAAGACGTTCCTCCTTGTCCGCAATGTCGTGATGCGGGCACTCAAAGCTGCGAATAGCCGCCACGCAATCTTCCGCTATCGGTTCAACGCGATCAAGGCGTCGGTCGTTCTCGACACCTTCCCGAAGGTGATGCGCCTCGCATTCC